TCGCTCACAGTTGTTATCATTAATTCAATTGAACTCTACATGAAAATAACAGAAATTATTGAAATTGAGTTAGAAACAAGTAAGCAATATTACAATCTATCCATTGACCTTCATAAGGTCTTAAACCTCAATCAATCCAACAGACAAGGCGACCCAAAAGAGCTTTTAGATGTATTTTATAGGCGTTATGTCGAACTATTTGAGAAAAGCAGTTTATTGTCCATCTCGTATCCTGATAGACTTGCTAAGCTCCCAAAACCAAAATCATTTTTTAAATCAAATAAAAAGCCAATAAATATACCATCTGACGCATCTTCATCGTCCTCAATATCAAGTAATCCTATTACGGATGATGACATTGATGGACAACTTTAGTTATAATCATATTGTGGTTTCTAACCCCAATATTATTATTTAAAAAATATTATTCCTCTATGCGAGTTCATCTTGTGATTGTAAATAGACTGATACACGGTACCGGGCATCTGCATCGCTAACCCCTGACAAAGAGCCAACTTTTACAACCAGATTACCTCCGCTATGGGATACATCAGCAAATGAAGATTTATTTACATATTTCGAAGCCCCCATTGTGCATGTGTCTAATGGTTCTGCTGTGGTGCTCCCAAAGTCGTAATGCACAAATTCAAATTGAATAGATGGACTTGTGTCAGTTGAAACGCAGTTAAGAGAATAACCAACAACTTTATAATTAAAGGGAACACCCAGCCCAAACCCAACACCAGATGGACTTCCGTATCCAGATGCGAATGGGTAGGTATCAGCGACAACTAACCCCTCGAACTCCATCATTGAACAAAAGCACATTTTATTATCTCCAGCGACTCTGCTCGATGCCTCTCCACTTATTGCGGTTTCTCGGTTTGATGTTTCAGTTGATAAATTTGATGCCACAAGTTGCTCGGCATTTGATGCTCGGGTTTGTTCGGTTCCTAAATTACTAGATAATGTTGATTCGGCGGCAAGTGCTCTATTGACTTCAGTAGTAAGGGATATATTTACTGCATCAACATTATTTTGGATTGTAAAATCGGAAGATGCCCGAGTAGATGCTTCGGCTGATATGTTTGATGCGTTTGTTGATTCTACTGCACCCGCTCTGGCGACTTCGGCATCAATGTTTGATTGTAATGTGGAATCGGCGGTTTCTCGGTTTGATGTTTCGGTTGATAAATTTGATGCCACGAGTTGCTCGGCGGCAAGTGCTCGATTTTGTTCAGATACTAAATTACCAGCAATTGCTGACTCTGCAGAACCCGCTCTAGCAATTTCACCATTAATGGCACCCTCAATAACATCGATATTACTTTGAAGAGAATTATCGCCAGATATCCGTGATCCTGATTCAGTTGTTAAATTTGAAGCAATGAGCAATTCTGCGGCTCTTGCTCTAGATTCTTCGGCACTTGTGGCATCTCGTAAAAGTGTATCGGCATCTGTTCTATTTGTTGTTTCTGCTGTCAAATCTGCACGTAATGAACCCTCGATTGATTGAGCTCTAATAACTTCGTTAGATAATCCAGTAGCGTTTAAACCTTCTGCGGCACTCGCTCTTGATATTTCTGTTGATACTTGACCAAATAAAGAACCAATATTGCCCTCAATACTAACAACCCCAGCATAGTTCATTGAACGGGTGTCTGTTAGGGCGGAATTGTGTAGGGTTATATCAAACACATCAATAGCGGATGTATTAATTAATTTTGGTTGTTTTGTCGCCAGATCTGCTTGAAACCCAGTATTTAAATCAATAATAGATTGAGCATTAGTTGCGACATCTGATTCAATCGCCGCAATATCACTTGTTTGTCCCGCTGTGGTGGTTTGAAGTCCTGATATGCCTGATGCGTTTGTAGAAACGGTTCCTTCTAATGCGGCAATATCTGCGTTGGCTGATGTGATGTTATGAAAGAACGCCACGGCTTCGGCTGTTTCCGTGCTCAGTGTATCCACTTGGGTTTGTAGTCCCGAGGACATGTTGCTGAGTTTTTGTTTTAGGGATAGAGACATATATTAATAAGATTAGATATTTTTAATTTCGTAGGTTATTTTTTAGAATATTCTCATGGTTTCAAATAAATGAACATTTGCCGATCCTTTTTTTGATCCTACTGCGTATAGACCATAAGTGTGCCCAGCATTGCAATATAAAACAATAGTACCCGTAAATACCGTAGAAGATCCCCCATTTCCTTTTTGTTCGTAGTGTGCGTTTATAAGTGGATTATAAACCGTTGCGGGATTTTCTGATGTATCTGATGTATAAACATCACATTTAAAATAGTCGGACCCATCTACCCAAGATCCACTTGCAATTGCATATGTAAGATTTACATAAAAGTAGTAAAACCCATTTGCCGTAATAGTTTTTTGCATTAGAATAGAGTTCCCAACACCTGCCGTAACTAAAGTAATGTTGCCATTCCATGCAGTTTGAAGAGAAGTTCCATCAATACATGAATCCCGTAATGTTTCTAATGATCGCATCTTAATATATTAATTAGATTAGATATTTATAAAATCTAATCTAATTAATAAACTTATTTTTACTAAAAGTAAAAAAAGCGAGCCCGCGACGCTTGTATATTAATTAGATTAGATATTTATTATATATCCATCTAATGTTCTCTTTATTTTACCACTTCCCTTACCAATTTTCATATTGGGATCTAATCGGTCCAATATATCAATTTTGTGTTCTTCTAATGCACTTGTTGTTTTTGCTGGAATAATTTTCATATGTTCTTTGGTCCAATTTGGATAGAGCAAATCGTTTAACATTTTCTTGGGGACAGTTAAGGCACTAACGACATCATTTGAACTTCTTACAATGTATTCGTTATTAGATAAACTTTCGTCTTTGTATGCTGGATTTAGTTGAATAACATTTTTGACGTCCTTTGAATTGGTAAGGTGTGCAAGCAATGCACCTTGACTGTGCCCGATGTGCTCAATTTGAAATCCTTTATAATTTTTAACTACCTTGTTCGCCATTTTCTGTCCTTCTTTAAAACGTGGTGTTAGTTTGTATGCCGATGAGTTTGTTGCGTAGATTGCGTTATTCGCCCAGTCAGAGTTCTCAACAGTGCCCCGAAATGCGACGACAACTTTTTTAAGGTCATTGTTAAAATACACTTTACCATATAAATTACTTAGTTTTTCGTCAAGTGTATATCCCAAGAGTTGTTTTGGGGCATCTGGGTTGTATGACGCCTCTAAAAATAATTTTAGCTCATTTACACGAAGGCTTCCACCTTTTAAAGAATAGTTGTTCATTATGTTTTATGGTTAGAAGTTAATTTAATCGAAATCAATTTCACACGAGATTGTCAAGTGTATTATTGTTTTGGTTTTCTTGTTTGTGTTTGGCTTTTTCACACGTGGTTCATAAGCGAGGACGGGTGCAATTATCCCAAACTCTTCACCATTTGACACCACCAGAGCTCTATCTTTTTTCGCTTGTATGTAGCGATGGCGATTGCTTTTGAGATGGCTTTTCATTGTTGTTGTCTTACACCCACATGTGCATATTATTGATACTGGTATTGGGTCATTAATTGTTGAATACATTTTCATTTTATGTTCGTTTTATGTTTAGATAATATAAATAAAATCTAAATTAAACATAATATACAATGACTTTCTTAGAAGAATTATTTTCAAATAAAACAATTTCGGAATCATCCAAAAACTTGTACATGTCCAACCTAAAAAGATTAAATTTAAATCAACCAATTGTTAATTTAGAGTTTTTAAAAAATAGCGACAATATTGTGTCGCTCGTGTCGAAGTATAAACCCGCGACGAAGAGGTCTTTTGTAATTTCTGTGATAAGTGTTGTAAAGAGTGATTCAGATTTATATAAGACCTATTTTGATTTACTTTTAAAGATTAATCAAGAAATAAAAATAGGTGAGTTTAAAAAAATATGGTTAATTACCTAAACCGCTGGGTGATAACCACCAGATACGCCTTTTAGTTGCTTGTAGGCTGGTCCAGCTTTAGAAAGGGCTTCTTTGTAGGTAATCCCGTGCTTGGATGCATAAGTTTTAACGAATCCGATCCATGGTGATGGTGGCTTTTTTGCACTACCAAATATTGATTTTCCCTTTGAGCCAAGGTCAAGTGCATCATGTGCGGCATCTTTCGCAAAAGATTCCCAACGCTGAGCCTTTTTGATACGTGATATTTTACCTCCTTCAACTTCAGCATCAGCACCTTTACGGCTAATGATTCCATGTGCTTCTAATAGAGCAATGTGTTTTTTAGATGGTTTTAATTTTCGCTCACCTTGGACAAATTTCTTGAGTGATTCTTTTGCCTGGTCGAGCTCTTTCGATAGTGGTTTCGGTTTTCCTGCCGCTAACATAGCCGCAGGGGCAATTGCTTCAGCGGCTTCTCCAAACATTTTAGCAGTTCCAACGAACCCATCATGAAATCCCTTTCCAAAATCCATTACGTTTTGATTTGTTATACCTTGATTGTGGTTTTTCTTTTTACCTCCTACTCCAATTACTCTACTTACGGCATTTGTCGAAGGGCTATAGGTATTTTCATCTGTTCCTACCATTGGATACTTTCGCTCTTGTCCCCCGCCTCTTATTCCATAGGCACCGAGTGCGAGTGCTTTTTTGGTTGTGTTGTGAGAATTATCATATGCGTGTGCGTAATCTAAGTTCTGTTTTGCGATTCGGTCAGTCCAAAGTTTAGTGTAAGATTCGAGATTCATTTGTTGTTTGTTATATATATAATATTAGATAATAATTTATAAAGAAATGTTTGGTATGATTAAATGTATTTTGATAATCGTGATGCACCACTTCCAGCTCCAGAGAGACTATACTTCCCCCCGACTGCATCATCAATTTTTGATTTTAATAGTTTAGCTCCTTTTTTCTTTAATACATCCCCGATTGAAGCTAATCCAGTTCCGATATTACCACCTTTTAAATCTTCAACATATTCCGAATCTCCCACAGATGGACCGCTAATTTTTGTTTCTAATACTGCCACCTTACCAAGGAGACCAGTTTTGGTATAAGAACTTCCTTGTTTTGTGATGAGAACCCCACCGAAAGAAGCGATAATGGTTAATTGCACGTCGTTAATTGCACGAAGAAGACTTATGTCGGAATCTGCACTGTCTTCTGCACCCCCAACGGAGAACGCATCACATTGAACTTTGACCTGGAAACCAAATTGACCAATAGAACCACTGCTTAAATAATCATCAAGGTTTAAATTAGCAACTGGATCTAATACCACAATGGACCCAAGGGATTGATAATGTTTCTTTTTGTTGTCTGTTACATCGCCCATAAATTCTTGATATAACTGGGTATTTCCGTTAATGCGACTTATGTTGAATAAATCAGTGGCGTTGAGGTCTGATAAGATGTTATTGCGGTTATTGAAATCAACTGATACGTTTGTAATTGGGAAATTTAAACCATTGCTGACAGTTCCTGGGCGTCGAGAATATGGAATATTTACACAAATATAAATTTTATCTGGCACTTGAGTGAATGGAATTTGAGTAGATAAAATTTCAAATGATTGTTTCGGTGCGGCCATTGTTGCAGCTGGTTTAGTATATCTGGTTAAATATTCGCTGAATTTGTTATATGGAATCACATTGGTGGTCGATAAAGTTTTGTAGTCGGATGCGTGGAGGGTTAGAGAATTCACAACTAATTCAGAATTTTCGTCAAAAAATGTATTAATTGCACCGTTATTTCCTGGTGTGATTGACGCAATAACTAAATTTGCATTAGGTTGAAGATAAAACACACGAGCACAATCATTGAGGGTTAAATAAAGACTTAGTGATCGCACACCAATAAATGCGGCTTCTCCTGATTTCATTTCAAGGGTTGGTACGTTTAATAGTGGTTCTAAAACATCAAGTTCAAGAACTAAATAAGCATTGGCACCATCGGCGCCAGCTGGTAAAGTGATAATACCATCAACAAGCGCAATCGCAACACCAGTCGATTTATAAAGTGTCGCTCTCATGTTGGAGTTCCCTCGACCAACAACGTCCGAATCTTTCTCAGCCGACATGATACCAGAAAAATATGATCCTGGTCCTGGTTCTCCCGTAGCCGCATCTGTAATCATGGCAAAATATTTATCTACATAATTTGGGGTTGTTTGGCAATATTTAGATAAGAATCTTTGGCTGTATTGCTTTTTTAATACTTCATTAATTTCTTGGCTCGATGTAGAAATACTGGTATCATTAATTTTTACACTACATTGAGATAATGCGGTGTTTAATGGAAAGGATGCTGGAACAACATTGATGGGAACTGCGGCCCCTGGATTGACTGGTCCAAATTTATATGTCACACGGAGAGTCGATTTGATTTTAATAGTGCGTTCGATTAAAGTGTTCTCACTGTTTGGGGTAATAGCAAACTGAATTTGGCTGTTGGTGTTAGACACTTGTCTGTATTTTTGGCAGATCGAACCAGCTGGTCCTTTTTTAACTCCAACTAAGACCGAGTCCGTGATATTAGAAATACGGGAATCATTGATTACGAAAGTTTTTACTTCTTCTGACATTTGATATATCTATAGATTAGATATTTTTTAAAATATATATCATCTATATATTTCTAGATTTAATTGCGTAGTTTTCTAAATACTATTTTCATCGAAAAGTTTCCACCGCTATTAATCCGAATTGGGATCAAATTACCATCCAACTTGTTTCTATAGAAAACCGCAACATTAATATCTGTTAATTCTTCTTTGTGGTTTAAATTAATCCATCGCTTGGAAGTTGGCGTATATATGATGCCCCCAGAATATTCACCACTCTTAAAATCCGTTATTTCTAATTCAGTTACATTTGCACTACCCTTTGTGGTCTCGACTCCATTAATAAAACTATGGTTGGCGCTTTTTTGTGATGGATTTACTGGAATCGTTGATGTTGTCATTACAATAGACTCGACTGGACTCCAACTATCAAACGTGGAATAATCTTGGTAAATGCTCAAATAATCTGATTTTGTTGATGATATTGAGCCATTAATTTGCGGTGGATTAGATTCCGAAATAACAGTGCTCATATTAAAATTTGACATGTTCAATTTATAAGCTGTCGTGGTTTTTGATATTTTATTACTGGAATCGTCCAATGTTTTGAAGGTTTCTGACTGTAAAGTAAAAGGTAAAGAATTAAATAGGCGATAGAGCGGAGTATTTAGCATCATGGCGAGGAATGGATCACCATTGCCATTGTTAAACCCATTATACATAGAAGCGGGTGATAAAACATTAACAATTCCCGAAGCTTTATCAAAAGTGAAATAAGGGACGTCGTTAGTAATAAAAGTATTTGATATTCCATAGCTAGTTAAAACTTCCTTTAATTTATTTGTTGCTTCGATTATTGCTGGGTTTAACATTTTAGCTATGAACCATTCATAATTATAGATGTTGTAATAGTTTGATTTATAATTTGGATAACCACTTATAAATCCTGGTTGCTGTATTGTTCTATCCTGCGGAGAAAATATTAATTGTGAAAATGCCGTATATCTAATTCCATCTGTGTGTTTGTATTCCAACCCAATTGAATATATGGTCGTATCCCTTTCCTCGGTCGTTAATGAGCTATTAAAATTTGCTCGTATGGTTGGGATAAATTGTGGGAGTGTTTTAAGGTCCATTTTAAAATTATCGATGGCAATGTCCCAGTCAGAACAGTTTTCAATTATTGACGATTGTCGCCGTTCATAAAATGTTAAATTTGGTTCGTGTGCTGTTGCATCTGATGTTTCAGAGTCGATATTATTGACAGATAAATTGTAATACTCGTATTCATAGTTTGACATTTGATTATATATTTGGTTGAGATATTTTTTTATCAAAAATTATCTAAAGCAAATAAACTTATTTTTCAAGAATCGCCCACGATTTGGGCAATGCCAAAAAGTTTGAGTAAGGGTAAAAAAAGCGAGCCCGCGAGCTTGTATATTTGGTTGAGATATTTTTAATTAAATAGAAATTAGAATACAAATTAATTCGTCATAACTTAATTTTGATTCCTTCTGCTTTTTTTTCATGTATTTTAAATAAGCCGCCATGTTCATGTCATCTTCTAAAAATAAACATACTCTACCGATGCAATGACGACCACAAGTATTAACGCCTTCCGTATTTGACTGGAACTGAAATTTATTTATTGTTAGTTTATCTGACTTCTTATTAATTGATTTTAAAATATGACCAATATCCGATTTTTCATTACCGAGAAGTTTGTTCATATATTTGGGTATAAAATTTAAAATGGTTGTTGGTTCATCACCATATGAATCAAAAAAGTTAAACTCATGATCGTTTCTCACCAAGACCTGCCAGTGGCCTACATTCTCTTGTTCTTCAACCAAGATAAACACGAAATCTAAACTTTTGGGTAATAGGTCATAGATGGTCGGGAATTGGTCCAGATTCGAAAACTTTATAATTTTGGCTTCTGGAAAATATTTGTTGATATCGGTGTTGCTGATGAAGTAATTTATTTTATCTTTATAAGGCGATAAAGATAGCTGTTCGGCATTTATGCTCATTATATATATTTGGTTTAGATAATAAAATATCTCAATCAAATATATATAAATGGATTTTAATCACGGAGTAAATAGCGGAGACGGTAATTCGATGTATGAGATTGCCGACATGTATGCACAAATGTCTCTTAGAAATATGAGAACTAACCCAGA